AAAAGTGACTACAATTTCATAACAATCTTTTTTATTTAATTGCTTTTTATCTTTATTAATCTTAAATTCCTTCATATTTTCTAATTTATTACCAAATAAGGCATACCTCCAGGTAGAACATTCCACAACTCTCTAGGCATCAAATACGTCATTTTATCAACTGCTATACCTAAACAAACCAATTCATCAACAGTAACATGAAAATCTGTCCATTGAACCCCATTCTTATCCTCACACATATTGAGAAATGACCATCCATCACCAGTTCCTTTTTTAAAATTATCAGGTAAATCATTTAGCATATCTGATATGTTGGATTTATTTTCTTCCAATTTTTTAACACAAAAATTAGCTTTGGTTAATACACCATCTACTATTTTTGTTTCTACACTATCATTAGATAAACATTTTTTAAAAATGTCGTGTACATTTTCTGCAGTTAGATTCATAATTATTTATTTTTTAAATATTCTTGATATTGTTTTGGATAATTATCAATAATATGTTGTTTGTGTTGTTTTTTACTCCACATATCAGCACAATCAAAAGCATCTTTTCCATCAAGATCTATATCATTATATCCATTAGTTTTAATACTCAAATCAGCACCATGAGACATCAATGCATCTATAACATCCAAAATTTTTGAAGATTTATACTTATTTGATAATATTTCCATCAATGGGGTTGAAATGATATGTTTATAAGGTTTATTAACATCACATCCGCCATTTATAAGATTGACAGCAACTTCCCATTGTTGTTGATCTATTGCATATAATAACAAAGTTTGTAGAACATTACCTCTATCACTAGTATCTTTATTTTCGGGTAAATCTCCTATATAAGAATCTAAATCACCTCCATTTTTAATATATTCTCGTACTTCTTCTAAATCTCCAATCTTAACTGCTTTTATAATATCATTTTTCTTTTTTACAGGAATTGAATTTGTATCAATTTTATCTAATTTTGGGTTACCATAATCAGCAATATATTCTATGAAATCATCTGAATCTGTTATTTTTTTACCATCTATTTCAACTACTGCAGAAGTTTCATCTTCACATTTACCAAGACATATCCAAATAGATTCATCAGAATTTTTAACTAATTTTTTTGCTTTTTTCTGTGTTAGTTTATTAGGATAAAAATCATAACCATCTTCACCATCAGAAGGTGATATACATAACATAACTTCACTTGAGCCACAATTTTTACATTTACACTTCATGGTCCTTTTTTGTGGAGCAACAAATGTCTTGAAATTTGAAACATTTGGTTGTGCACCAGTTTCACTCACACTTAAAATTTCATGTTCTGATGATGTCACATTAATTAAATCTTTCGTGTCAGAATTTCTAAAAACTCTAATGATAGAATCACCTTTACCAGATTTTGACACTCTTTTCCATGATGATGCACGTACTAATGAGTAGTTTGGAAGATCTTTTTCAATGAAATAATCAACAATTGCTGCTACACAATCTGAGGTTTCAATTTTCATATTATTATTTATTATTTACCACAAAGATAATAAAATTATATCAAATAAAATAATTTTTTAATTATATTTCGCATAATTTTCTTCTTCTACTAATATCAATTAAATCTTTCAATTTATTCATATGATGAATCTTTTATAATATTTCCTAATTTATTTTTTCTATCAATTTTTAATTTAAGTAAATTATACTCACTTAAATTATTTATTATTATTTTTTCTACAAATGGCATCATAACATGATCTCTTTTAAAAAAAGATGTTATTATAGTATAATCCTCATTTTTCAATTTTGAAAAAATATAAGGAATTTCTATTATTTCATTAAATGTACCCCAATTACAATAATTAGTTTTCCAATATTTTTTTAATCTACCATTTTTTGACAATTTTGGAATTGAATAGCCTCCAGTAGGATTCACACTATAAACAACTTTAATAGAATTCAATTCAGTTCTAATATTATCAAGTTCAATTGAGCATAAACAAGTACATATAACTCCCTTTCTTGAATAATTTTTAGGTGTGGTAAAACAATAATCTAAATTACTTGATTTAATCATGTTTATATTATTTATAAGATTTTAAGATTTTATCAGTGTCTCTTTTAATATCTCTTTCTTTTATGTGTTCTTTTTTACTATATGTATTTTTACCTTTTGCTATACAAATAGTAACCTTACAAAGTCCTTTTTCATTTATAAACATATTTTTAGCTATAATAGTAAATCCTTTTTCTTTTACTTTCTTACGAATTTTAGACAATTCTTTCTTTTTAAGTAAAAGTTTTCTTTGTCGTCTTGGTTCATGATTATATCTATTACCAAATTCATATTCATCAATATGAGAATTCAATAAAAATAATTCATCACCTTGAAAAGCACAATAACTATCAACAATAGAAGCTTTACCTAATCTAATTGATTTTATTTCTGTTCCAACTAATATAATACCTGATACAAAATTATCAAGTAGTTCATATTCATAAGAAGCTTTTTTATTTTTAATTATCATTTTTTAATTATTAATTTGAGTGTAAAGATACACATTTTTATTTATATACAATAATATAATTATATTATTTAATATAAATTATCAATATCATAATTCCAGAAATTCAATTTTCCTTTTATATTTTCAATTGGAGCATCAAATAATATTGGATTTTTTAATATCCAATGATATGTACCTTTTTCAGCCCAAATTGAGTTAGAATTTATTATACAATCAACAATTTCAACACTTCCTATAATTGAACCAAATTTCATTTTTTTATTTATATCAAATAAAATATTATTTTGTTGTTCTATACTCATAATAGCATCTGATATTTTTTTAGAAGAATGAATCAATACTCTTCCTCTAAAATTAGTTTTCCAACTACGATTTTCAACATCTTTTATTCCTGAACATATTAGATATGACCATGGTTGTTTCACTGAAATTGTTTTCATTATTATTCAAATACGTTATTATCATAAAATTTTTCAATTGCTTCTTTATAAAACAGCACTTCTTTCATATTAATTGGTTTAAAATGATGTCCATCTACACCAACATCTAGTCCATATCTTTTTACCATTTGTCTACCGTGTATATGTCCAAATAGAGTAAAATACTTTTTATCAGCATTTAATGGTTCATGAGTCATAAATAAATTATCTTTTTTATCAAATTCTTTAAATGGTAAAACCTTTTCATCATCAATATTAGTAGAAATTATCAAATCATTATACACGTTTTTAAACCCTTTTTTCAACAACATTTTCTTAAATAAATTAAAATCACCTTTGTAATCTTTATTCATTTCATCAATTTCATAATTTCCTAATATTAAAAATATATTACCATTCAATTTATTAATGAATGAATAATCACCAAAATCACCCAAATTATAAACATTATCATTAGGTTTAACTACTGAATTCCAGAAATTAATCATACATTGATTCATTTCTTCAACTGAAGTGAAAGGACGTTTAGATAATTCTAGTGTTCTTTTACTTCCAAAGTGATCATCAGATGTAAAAAAAGTATCTGGTTTAGAATTAGATAAAAAATCTATTTTATTTTTAACTTCGCTTAAAACATCTTTATAATTATTAAGAACTTTAACATTATAATCGTTTTCAAGTCTATTTTTAATATATCTTTTCATTGGAAATTCATCATCAATTCCAATTATTATTTTCTCACTACATTTTGATATCCATTCACCGACTTCAAATCTAGTAGTTTGACCATACATTCTACCTTCTATTTTTTCTTCTTCATTTGGAATCCAAAAAACTAAAATATCAGATTCATTTAAATATTCTGTCTCCCATTTTACTTGTTCATCAAAATTAAATTTTGATTTGTCTAATGATTTTCTTCTTGGATTAGTAATTACTAAATTTTTATATCCTGATAAATCATTACATATATCATTTTGCCAATTAGGAGCACCTTGAATAGGACCACCTAAAAAAACACACACATTATTTCCTTTTTCTTCATCAAATCTTTCTGGACTTGTTATAATTTTTGTCATTTATTACTTTTAATTTTTATAATATGATATACTCATATTATTTATATTTGTTTCTATTTTAGAATTTCCAACTGACACTATCTACATAGGATTGTTTAAATTTTAAAATTTCTTTATTCAATTCATCTTCATCATTAATAGCTTCTAATTGAGAAATTTTAATCAATTGTTTAGTTTCATTTATAGTAAAAACACGCCTACCACTATCATTAGTAAGAGTATCTATCAACAAATCTGTTCTTGTTTTCATATTTTAATTTTTTTTATATTAGATGTACGATTTTTTTTGCGGCTTTAACACAACCCATAACATCTTTTTCACAATAATTTTGAATTTTATCTAATTCTTTAGTTTCCCAAAAATATTTATGAACATCTTTACCAGCCATTAAATCTTTTGGACTATCAACATTTAAAGAATATAACATTTCATCAAATGATACAGGTTCTAATGTGCCAAGACTTTTCCAAACCTCAGCTAGATCAACAACATTCATATCCCATGGCTTAACACTATGAGTTTTAAGAATTTTAGGAATTATATATCCATACTTCAGCATTTTTCTGTTTAGCCATGGTATATCAAATCCTTTTATATAAAATCCACTCAAACCTAATAAAGAATTATTAGATACATTCATTAGTGATTGCTGAGTTTTTTTAATTATATATTCTTCATCCTCATCACATATTGACATCATTTTAATTTCATCATTTTTAGTTATTCTAGACATAGAAACACAAACAACTCTACCAAATTCTGGTATCAATGATGATTTATTGAGATAAACATCATTTGGATCTTCTTTCCAATCCAAAAATTGTAAACTTTTTCTATCTAATTTACGCATAAAAAGATCATATCCTCTAATATCATCTTCTTTTAGAGATGATAAATTTGGATAAAATCCTGCAGTTTCAATGTCAATATATACTAAATCTTTATAATCCATTTAATATTTATAAAATATTATTTGAATAGTTTATTTAATTTCTCTATTTTTTCTGATCTTATAATATTATTTATTAATTTAGATTCATCATTTACTATATCATCAAATGAACGAATATTATATAAATCTGAGATGAGTTCATCTTTCTGTTCAGTTGTTAAATTACATGATGATTTTTGTTTTATATTCAAACCTACATCATATAAATTTATCAATTTTTCTTTTCTAAATATTTTTCTTGCTTCATTATAATATTTAATATGAACATCCTTATACTTAATGAAAGTTGTTAAATCTATCTGTTTTTTAAAATTAATAGTACAATAATTCCAACACAAATTATATGCTTTATAATCTAATAAAGTAGGCTCTTCTATCATTTTTCTTTTTTCTTTCTATTTGCTAATATTTGTTCTCTACTAATAATAAATTTTAATTTTTCATTAGGTGAATCATTAGTATAAGGCTTAATATCAACTCTTTTGTTTGATATTTCAACATATTCTTCATTAATATCAATTCCTATAAAATTTCTATTATTCATCTTAGACATTTTACAAGTAGTAGCTGAACCACACATAGGATCTAATACTATATCTCCTTCATTACTCCATGATAAGATATGATCCTCTGCCAAACTTTCTGGAAATGCAGCAGGATGAGCATATGCAAATTTATCTTTTGTGGTAAAACCTGCTCCATTATTTATATGCCAAACATTATATCTATACCCTAATTTACTAACAGTGAAACTTTTGCTTTTTTTTAATTCACCATCTTTAGTTCTAGCACTTGGAGTTCCAAAATTTTTACTTCCTGCCCAACGATTCTCTTTATCACGAAATAAGTTAACAGTTTTAGGCTTACCCTTTGAAAATACAAACATATATTCAAATACTTGTGAGTATCTACCTGATTCAGGAAATGCAGGTCCATTCTTGTGATATATCATTGTATCATGAATATTGAAGCCTATTTCTTTGAATTTTAATGCTTGTCTAAAAGAATCACCACTCTCAGAGCCATCAACTATCTGATCACCAATAACCCAAACAACAACTCCTCCATCTTTAGTTATTCTATATAATTCCTCTACCATTGGTATAAATG